ACCACCGACCGACCCGAGATCACCAGCGGCGCGTCGGGCGAGAGGATCTGCTCGGCCGAGGCCGCCGGCTCGAAGGCCGGCGGCTCGGACGTGGCGCGAGTGGCAGAACCCGTCACGGCGTCAGCGCCTTGCGGGTCATGCGGTAGTACCCACCCTTGCCGTTGCCGTCCAGGTTGAGGACGTCGATCAGGATGTCGGCGCCGAAGTTCAGCTGGCCGTAGCCCTCGTGGATCAGGCCGACCTGCTCGAACAGGTCGAACTTGGTCCGGTACAGGTCGTAGGTCACCGGCTGGCCGGTACGGGTGTTGATACCATCGAAGATCACGTAGATCTCGCGCGGCTGGGTGCTGAAGACCTCGATGCCTTCAGCGGCGGCATACGTGTACGCAGCCACCAGCGGCTCGGTGTACGTGGCCAGGCTGCCGACGATCTCGTAGGTGCGCGCATTGTGGCCCGCGGCCTTGTAGTTCTCGGCGTCCACGGTCACCGGCGAGCCGGCCGAGTCCGTGATCACCAGCGAGGAGGCGTAGGGATGGCGCAGCGAGAAGTAGTCGCCGACCAGCAGACCTTCCGGCAGCTCCTCGCCGGTCACCGACGCACCCGCGATATCCAGCGGCGTGGCATACAGGCCGAGCGCCAGGTTCTTCGGCTTCCACTCGTCGAAGATGCCGGTGAGCCGGCCGCGCGACTGCGTGCTCAGCGTGTCGTACAGGGCACGGCCGCCGCTGAAGGATTCGTTCTTCTCCTCCTTCTCTTCCGACAGCTCCAGCTGCGCCTCGGGCACGTTGCCGGCCCACCACATGCGGCCCGGGGCGCCGGTGGGCGTCCGCTCGGCCAGGAACAGGTAACCCTGCAGGGAGACCAGCTGACTCATTTCGCACCGTCCTGCGGCTTGGCCGCCGCGTTGATGACCTTGTGGGCCGCCAGCCAGGCCCGGTCGGCCTCACGGACGGTGATCTTTGCGCCCGCGGGGTAGTCCACGCCGGCATGGGTGTGCGGACGGGTCAAGGTGACCTCGACCATCGGCACTTCCGGTTTCTTGTCGCTCATCGCTTTCAGCTCCGGTGGTGGGGCCGGCTTGCCGGCATAGGGGTGGTTCATCGCTTGCTGCGCCGGGTGCTGCCCATGTAGCTGGCGACCTGGCGCTTCACTTCGCCGCCCACGTAGCGCGTGGCCCATTCGGCCAACCGCTCGGGACGACGGCCGCGCGCGAGCATCTGCGCCACGGTCGATCGGTAGACCGTGGCGATCCGCTGGCGCTTCTTGCCCTTGTAGCGACCGGCCTTCATCTCGACCCGCGGGCCGTAGCGCATGGCCACGTGCTGGTTCTCGCTGAGCCGGTGACCGGCCAGCAGGCGCGCGATGAAGGCCCCTTCCTCGACCTTCCGCACGCCGTGGTAGACGCTGTAGCTCACGCCGCGCGGCGTCTCGCGCGTGCCCGGGTACTGCATCATTCCGATGCCGCGCTTCCACTGGCCGTACAGACGGACACCGCCCAGGCGGGCGCCGTCTCCGTCCAGGTACCGGACGGCCAGGTGCTCACGCACGCGGCCGGCGCGGATGTTGTATTCGGCCTGGATGTCCCGGCGCGCCTCCACCGGCAGGGCGCGATAGAGCGACTGGATCGCCCGCTCCTGGAACCAGGGCATGCGGTCGAGCAGCAGGCTCGGCGCACGGCGCGCCTCCTCGAAGCCGCGGATATCGAAACCCACGCCCGTGACCTGGCCGCCACGGCGGGCAGCGCGCTGCAGACGGGTGCTGGTCACGCTCACCGCCGGTACCCCGTCGACCAGTGGACCTCGGCCGCGATGACCGGGAACCCTTCGGGCCGGTCGAGGAAGATGGTCTCGTCGAACTCCACCAGCAGCGCATCCGGCATCTGCGTGTAGACGTCGGTGAGCAGGCGGTCGATGTCCTCTTCCGCCGCCAGCACCTGCGCCATCGCATCGGTGAAGCTGGCCGGCACCTCGAACTCGATGACGCCGCGGACGCTGCGCCCCTTGGAGGGGCGCTGCTGCCCGTTCGGTACTTTGCCCTTCCCGGTCACCGCCACCGTGCAGCGCGGCGCCGCCGGCAGGCCGCTCTCGGTCCGCTCGGTCCGCACATCCAGGCCGAGGTCGGTGCGATAGCCGTTGGCGACCGTGATCGTGCGCAGGGCGCCGGCCAGCGCCTCGAGGATCGCCTTCGTCGGTGCGTCAGCCATGCAGCACCGCCACGGCCTCGAGGCCATCATCGCCGCGCGCGGCCGACTCCACCGGCTTGGAATGCGAGCCGAAGCGGTCGGTCCAGGCCACGAGGTCGCCCTGCGCGGGCATCCACTGCGCGCATTGGAAGCGCACCTCCGTCACGCGGCCGACCACCTGGCCGTACTCGCCGTAGACCTCCTGGCCGTAGTTCACGATGATCCGGGCCGGCGCCGGCGCCGCGACGCCGCGCTGCACCGTCGCGTCGACGCCGAACTCGGCGTACAGATCGACCAGGGCGTCGGCGGCGAAGGCATCGTCGAAGCTCACGGCTTGACCTCCGTGCCCTGGATCGCCTCGATCTGCTCCATCCGGCTGTTGAGCCGCTCGATAGCGGCGCGGCGCTTCGCGGCCACGTCGTAGCACATGGGGATGGGGCCTTCCGCCACCGCCTCGCGACGGGTGAGCTTTCGGTCGATCGGCACGTAGACGCGCCGCTCGACCAGCACCGGCTCCGGACGCACCGCCACGCCCGGATCGGGCGTCTCGGGCTTGCGCTGGCAGGTCGCGCCGGTCAGGACGAGCGCCAGCAGCAGCGCGATCAGTACCCCTCGAATGCCGGACATACGGCCTCCACGTGCTGAAGTGCCTGGGCACAGGTCGGCTCCCGAGCTTGCGCCCCGGCCTGGTCCATGAAACGGGCGAGCGTGCGATCGGCATCGGCGGCCTTGGCTTCCGCCGCGGCGACGGCTTCAGCGTTCTGGGCCTTCAGCTGGACCAGCTGGTCCTGCGCGACCTTGAGCTCGCTCTGCAGGAGGCCCGCGGTCTTCTCCCAGCCGCGGTTCGCCACGGTCAGCTCGCCGACACGGGTGCGCGCGGCCTCCCACGCCGCCAAGGCCGACGAGGCGTTCGCCTCGGACACCGAGAGCGCGGCCGAGGAGCGCGCCGCGGTCACCGCCCAGATGCCGGCCATCGCGGCGATGACCAGCAGCAACGCTCCGACGACGTAGAGCAGCGGCTTGACGGCGAACTTGTCGACCAGGCTCATCGGGCGCGCTCCGTCAGCCGGGCTTCGCTCTCGCGGCGGCCGCACAGGCCGTCCTCCAGCGCCGTACCGCGCCACAGCCGGCACTGGCTGCGCAACTGCAGAGCGATGCATGTCAGGTCGCCGACCGGGACGCAGGTGTCGCGGATCACCCGCTTCTCCCGGTTGCGTTCGCCGACCATCGAGCCGCCGCGGTTGTAGGTGTTGCCGACCAGGGCGCCGCGGGCGTCCGCCGGCAGCGCCAGCACGCCGTCGCCGTAGGCGCGGACGGTCGTGCGGTGGTAGACCGGCAGGGACACGTCGACGAACACCCGCTCGGCCTGGCCGAACGGCACGGTGATGTCACGGAACTGCGGCAGGGCCGCGTGCGCCGCCGCGCCGGTGATGCCGGCCGATCCGGCCAGGCGCGCCACATCCCGGTGAACGGCCCAGTCCTGGGCGATGGTGCGGGCGCTCTGGTGGCCACCGTCGTAGCCGATCCCCCAGGTGATGCCGCTGGCGCCGCCCGGCCAGATCGGCCACTGCAGGCGGCGGGCGTAGTACGCCGGGCTGGTGACCTCCCAGCGCACGATGTCGGCGACGGCCGCCGGCGAGACGAGCGGCGGCTCGTCTGCGACCGGCGCCGGCACCGCGACCTGCACGGCCTCGCGGACGGCGGCGATCGCCGGCGCGGTGTGCTGGGCCGCCGCGGAACGAGCCCCTTCGATCACCGCGTCCGCGCGCACGGTGTCGACAGCCGGCGCCCCCACGACGCGCGGCTGTGCAGCTGCTGCTGGGCTCTGGGCACAGGCGGCCAGCAGCAGGATGAAGGCGATGGCGAATGCGCGCATGGTGGTCACCGCGCCGGCCAGAAGAATGCGAGCGAGAGCAGGAGCGCGCCGAAGGTCTCCAGGCGGTCCTTGACCAGCAGCCAGCGGGCCGCCTGGTCGCCTGCGAGCACGCGGCTCTGCAGGTCGCGCTCCGTTGGCCGGTCGATGTCGTGCATGTAGACGGCCTTGATCGCCCAGCTGAAGGCCAGCCATGCGGCCGCGTAGGCGCACAGCGCCGGCAGCTCGGCGAGCCATGCCAGTGCGTCGGGCCCGACGCGCACGATCGCGCCGAGGACCACGTAGCCGACGACCGCCAGCACCACCAGGCCAGGCAGCCAGAGCGTGAACTCCTGCGACGCGTAGAAGAACGCGGTCAGGCGGGTGCGGATGCGGGTCAGGATGTTCATGGAACCTTCTGGGCCTGTTCGACTTGGTTGAGGCGGCGCTCGAGCTCGGTGAGTCGCCAGATGACGCCGGTGTCCAGCTTTGCGTTGAGCACCTGCACGTCGCTGGTGACCTGCCGGAGCTTTTCCCCCTGCTCAACCTGGAGGTGCTTGATCTCGCCCAACTGCATCGAGACGACCCAGCCCAGACCGGCGAAGACGAACGGCATGAGCCATACGAAGATCTGGACGGCGATCTTCGCGAGCTTGTTGGTCATGGCGTCTTCGACGTGCATGTTGTTTCCGCTCATCGCCCCTGCTCGACAACGGGTGGTAAGACTCGCCGCCGCACGCGCCACCCGGGCTTTTGCGTGCGGCGGCGATCGGTCAGGTGCGCTTGCCCTTCATCAGCACCTTCGGGCGGGTGCAGTAGTTCAGGGCGTTCATCTGCACTTCGAGGTGGCGGCCCTTGCCGTTGGCCGACGGGTACTGCTTGGCGTAGCGCGGCAGGCCCGGGGTGTTGACCGTTTCCTCGTAGTCGGCCGGCGCGAAGATCGTCCGCCACAGGCCGGGGACACCGATCGGGAAGATGTGGCAGGCGTCGGTGCCGATGAACGGGGTACCGCCCACGCCGCCGCGGTAGTTCTCCCAGACGATGCCGCCGAACTCGAACACGCCGTAGATCGTGCCGTTCGGGGTGACATACCCTTCGCGCAGCACCGAGGCCATGTCGGTGTTCTTGTACGATTCGCGCACTTCCGGGTGCGCCAGCAGGTCGTCGAAGAACGCGTCGCCGCACTCGGCGAAGATCGGGCCGGTGGCCACGCCACCGAGGTTGCCGGCGATCTTGCGGACGATGCCGGCGCACTTCTTCCGCAGCACGCCATCCGTCGGCGTCGCGTTGTCCAGGTCGAAGTCGACCTCCGCTTCCTGCGTCACGCCGAACTCGGTGAACAGGTTGTAGAGCGTGCTGCCGTCGGCGTTGAGGATGATGCCCTTGATCGCGCCGACACGCTGGTGCTCCAGGGTCGGATCCAGGCGCCAGCTGACCAGGTTGCGCAGGCGCGTATTGACCCGCTCCTGCAGGACTTCCAGGGTGCTTGTCTGGCCGAACGCGCGCACGTTCTGCACGCTGTCGGCCATGATGAAGTCGTCCACCTGGTAGTGCGGGATGACCAGGCTGCGGGCGTTGCGCTTCTCACCGGCGCCGGGCTGGCCGGGACCACCGCGCGGGGTCGGGTCGACCAGCTTCAGCTCGCCGCCGATCTCCTCGATCATGATCTGGGTGGTGGCGACCGGCTCTTCCTCCCAGCCGGCGACCTGGCCGGCGCGACCCGGGACGAAGGGAACCTTGTTGATGGCGTCGGTCAGCGACAGCGTGCTGAAGGCATCGCCGTTGAAGACGTCGAGAGTGATGTCAGACATGGTGTGGGTTTCCTCGGGTCAGCGCAGGACGATGCCGAGCGCAGCCAGCTGCGCGATCGCGGCGTTCTTGTCGTTGGTGGTGATGCCTTCCGGCCAGACCAGCTGGTCGGCCTTGACTTCGGCATCGCGGACCACCACGACGACGGCGGTGTCGGCGGTGGCGTTGATGGTGGCCAGCAGGATGCCGGCGGCGTCCTCGGAGCCGTCCGAGGCGGCGGGCGCCAGGACGGTGAACTTGCCGCTGGCGGTGATCTGGCCCAGCACCGCGCCGGCCTGCAGGTCGTTGCCGGTGGCGAGGATCTCGTTCTCGCGGGAGTAGGTGCCGTTCGCTTCCGACAGGAGGAAGTCGCCGGCACGGTTGTTCTCGGTGATGGTGGTCATCGGCGTGGGTCCTTACTTGGTCGCGCCGCCGGCCATCGCCTTGCGGCGGCCGTCGAACACGGAGCTGGCGGAAAGGGTCGGCTTCCGGTCGGCGTCGTTGTCGTCGCCGGGCTTGGCGTGGGCCGCGGGCTTGGACGCGTCCTTGCGCATCGCCTCGAGGGTGATGCCGCGATCGGCGGCGGTGCGCACCAGCGTCAGTGCGAACTTCTCCGCGGAGTCACCGCCTTCGATCGCCGCTTTCAGCTCGGCGTCGAAGCCGGGACGGGAAAGCGCCTGGAGATCGGCGATGCGGGTGCGCTCGGCCTTGACGGCCTCGTCGGTGGAGGCCTTGCGGCCGGAATCCTCGCCCTCGCGGCGAGCCTGGGCGATGGCCGCATCGCTGGACGCGATGCTGATCTGGTCGGCGGTGTGGCCGGCGGCCAGCGCGTTGCGCAGGTCTTCGGTGGTCGAAACCGTGACCTGTCCCTTGTTGCCAGTGGACATGGAGGTGTTCCTCGTCTTGGAATTGCTTGCGGAGCCGGCAAGCTCGGCGATCACGGATTCGAGCGATCCGATGCGGTCGGCCATGCCGGCCTTCACCGCCTCGGCGCCGATCAGGACGCCGCCGCGGCCGAAGTCGGCCAGTACGTTCTCCACGCTGACGCCGCGGTAGTCGGCGACCGCGGCCACGAACACCGAGGCCAGCGAGTCCACGATGGCCTGGACCTTCGCGCGGCCCTCGTCCGTGGCGGGGTCGACACGCTTGTCCGGCGACTGGCTGCTGACGATCTCGATGCGGCGCACCTCGGCCTTCGCGTCGCGGGCCGAGGTATCCAGGAGCGACATGACCACACCGATCGAGCCCAGCTGCGCGGTCTCGTCGATGACGATCTCGTCGGCCGCCGCGCCGAGCCAATAGCCGCCGGACGCCACCATGCCACCGCCGTAGGCCTTGATCGGCTTGCGGGCAGCGCCGGCGCGGATGAGCTTGGCCAGCTCGTTGATGCCGGTCGCCTCGCCGCCTGGCGAGTTGATCTCGAGCACGATGCCCTTGACGTACGGGTTGTCGAGCGCGGACTGGATGTCGGTGGCCAGCACCTGGGTGCTGGTCGCGCCGGAGATCTCGGTGAACAGGTTCGCGTAGCGGAAGATCGGGCCGGTGACCGGGATCACGGCGACGCCGTCGCGCATGCGCACCGTGCGGGTGTTGTCCAGCGGACGGCCCAGGCGCGCCTGCAGCGCCTCGGGGTCCCCGTAGCGCTGGGCGATCGCGAGGATGGATTCCAGCGCGTCCTGCTGGATGAGCCACGGCCGCGAGGCGGCCAGGTGGAAGGCGTCGATCACGGGTCCGCTCCTTCGCTGCCAGGCTCCCCGCCCGGGCCTTCCCGGGCGGGGTCTTGCGGGCTCGCGGTCATGGGTGTCGGGGGCGTCCAGATGCCGTCCGCCTGTCGCTGCCGGATCTCGCGCAGGCGCTGGGCGTAGACGGTGTTCCAGTCCTCGCCCGACATGGCCGCCGTCTCGGTGGCTTCATTGCTCACGCCGATCTCGATGCGCGTCTTGGCCGCGCCGGCTTCCTTCTGCTCGTCCATCGAGCCGCGCGCCGGCCCGATCCACAGCGCACGCGTCCAGGCATGCCGACGCGCCGGGTCGCCATAGCCCGGCAGGACGATGCGGCCGCTGGCCACTTCCTCGTCCAGGAACAGGCCATACACCGGCTGGCAGAACTGGGTGGTCAGCATCCAGCGCCGGCACATGAACATGCGCCAGGCCTCGAGCATGGCGGCGCGGGCGGCGGAGTAGCTGCTGTTGAACTGCAGGAGCAGGACGTCGAGCGGGATCTCCAGGGCGGCGCCGATC